CCGAACATTTTACTCATCCCAGGTATTTGGGATGTAAATTCAGACATATTATCAAAAAACTTACTTTCTTTGTTTATTTTGGTGTTAGCTTCTGCGATTTCTTCGAAACTGTCTGCTAATTCTCCTGCTTTGTCTTTAGCTATTGTAAGATCTTTTAAAGTGCTATTAATTGCATCTCTCTCTTCTACAGTTGCATTTACTCTGGCTTCGGTAAGAAACTTGATTTGAGAGTCAAGTTCAACCATTTTATTTTTAAATGTAGCTTTTCGTTTTTCTAATTTAGCGTGATCTTTTTCGGTTTTTAAGTTATCTTTATTAAATCCAGCTAGAAGTTTAGCATCATTTTGCATGCCCTTAACTAAACTTGCAGAATTTTTTATGGAATTAGTAAAATCACCTCCACTTCTTGCAGAGTCAGAAATCTTCTCAACCATACTAGAGAAAGAATCTTTAGCTTCTGTAGCGATAGCGTTGATCTGCTTTAATCTTTCTTCTGATTGCCCTAAAGCATCAGCTAATCGTAGCGCTTCTGCTTCTGAGTCTCCTAATCCTGTTATTTTTTTATTTTCGTCTGCCATGGGTATCCTATATAATATATTATAAATAGCAAAGGCTCGCTTTATTTTGGAGCCTTTGTTCTATAATTAGGAGTTCTTACTTTAGATTTTCTCTTAGCATCTAAATATGCTTTTTCTTCATTGTCTTTTTCCTCGCTGTAGTGCGCTTTCAATTTTTCAAAAGTAAATTTTCTGAGCCATATAGGCATATTATATACTTCTGTCCAACTGTAACCACCTTTACCGTGGAAGACTATTTCATGTATTTGTGTATAAAAGTGTAATTTATACTCAGGCGTCAGGCCAAAAAAAGTCTAGGCCTATGGCCAGGGGAACTTCCTCCTCTCTACCAATCTCATCTGTATGAGTAAATTTAAACTCTACATCTGGTTGGACAGCTATATATCTTCTTCTAAGTTCTCTTGCATCCTTAGCTAGAAGAAAGTTATCTACAAATTCTCTAATATCCTTTTTCTCAGTTAGTCCATTGACTGAAGTAATCATATACTTTAATCTGGTTGTAACATCAAATGAACCTTCTTTATTCAGTTTCTTAAGTCCTTCTATTTCTCTTTCTATCTGTTTTTCATCACCATGTGTTAGAAGTTTAAAAGTTACCGTATTGTCTGTATGTGGAAGAGTAAAACTGAAGTTGTTTTCTCCTTTTTCGTACAGGTCGTCATCTCCTACTATTGTATTCAATTTAGAAAGATCTACTGTGTACTTCTTATCTTGGTAAGTTATCTCATAATCTTTACCGTAAGCTAAAATTCTAGCTGCTAACATAACTGCGTTTTTATCTCCTATTAGCAGTTCGTTGTAATTAAATCCCTCTGTTACTACGAGTGATTTTAAAAGTCTATCTATTACTGTACCGTTTCTAATATAGTTCTGGTTAGTAAGGATATCTTCTTCCCTGGCGGTCATATACTTCATCTCAATCGTACCATCTGATAGTGGAGAATCTTTTGAGTAAAGTAAGCCTTTAGAGGGAAGTTCTACTGATTCAGTAGGTAGTTTAAATTTTGATTCCATAAATTTTATTTGTTTATAACTTATTCTATATATAAATATAAGAAAAAAAACTTTTAGAAGCAACTAAAAAACCCGGAAAGAATCCGGGTTAATTATCTTGATAAGAGGTAGGTGTGTATTAGTAGTTTAATACGCAGTAGTCCATTGCTACTGTAATGCTGATTTCAACAGCTTCATCAGATGTCCAGTCATATTGACCAAAGTCTCCGTTTGATAGTATAGCACCTTTGATGATCCATTCTCCTACGATGTCTCCTACAGGTCCTAAAATATTTAAAGTTAAATCCTTTTTATAGAAATCAGAGTATCCTGCTCTACCAGTTACTGATTCGTAACCTTGTCTTGCCCATTCCATTACTGCTTGAGCTCCACTTGGTGTTACTGGATCGTAAAGTGTCATGGTCATATCGTCCCATTCTCTTTTTCCTCTAATTTTTCTATATGAATTGATGTGATCTAATTTGATAACGTTATCGGTAAAGGTAGGAGCTTTTACATTCTTTACCATAAAGGAAGGAATTCCGTCGATAAGCATTACAAATCTGTTCTGTACTTTCGGTTCGAAAGCTTTAAACATTATTTCGTTTGGATCTAATACTGCCATGTTCTATTTACTTTATTATAAATATAGTTAATTAATAATTTATCCGTTAAAAGTTGCTCCAGTAGGTTCAACTGTGAAGTCTAGTACTATAAATTCTGCTGTTTTAGCTGGCTGAATAAATATTTGACCTACCAATTGGTTTCTGTCTACAACATCTGCGGTGTTGTTTGTGTCATCCATTACGACTCTAAACGTGTAAAGACCTTGTCTTTGTACTACTGATTCTAAATATGGATTAACTATTGATAAAAATCTATTTCTAGTTGCTACTGTATTTTGTTCAAATACTAAGTTTCTAGCTTGATCTCCTAAGAACTTCTTAAGCTCGATTAATAATCTTCTTACGTTTACTCTATCTAAAGCTGATGCTTTAGTCTGTAAAGTCTTTTGACCAAATACTGCAATACCTTGTCCAGGGAAAGTAGCGATTGGATTAACTTTACCGTCATACAATAAGTCTCTTTGACCTCTTGTTAATTTTTGTTCTGCTTGTATTACTCCTACAATTCCACCTCTAACTAATCCAGCTGGAGCGAACCATGGTGCTGAACTATTATCTGTGAATGCATATACTCCTGGTATTACACAAGAAGCTGGGACATATACGTTTCTTCCCGTAGCTGATACAACTTGTACCCATGGCCAATAAGATGAAGCATATGAACTATTTAATCCTGTAGCAGTTGATGTAATATTACTTACAGTAGAACCATAAGTTTCTAAATCTATTACTGCGATACAATCTCCTCTAGATTCTGCTAAAGTTACTACACTATTTAAGACTCCTGCTTGATCAGCATTCTTATATACCATTCCTGGTGCTGATAAGATGTTAAATATGAATTCGTCTTTATTATCTAAGATTGATATAGCATCTGTATAATTACCAGATGTTAAACCTTGAGAGTTTGTATTTGATATTGAACTAAAGTAATTTGCTCCTGCTACAGCGTTAACTCCGGTAGCGTTATAGAATGATCCAGATTCAGCGATCGGTAAAGATCCTGAGTAAGAATTTCCATCTACGTCTACTCCTACAGATGTACCATCGTTTTGAAGGTAGTTAACTGTTGCTGAATTTACTGCAGAAACATAAATGAAGTTAGACTTATTTACGTAATCTCCTTGAGTCTTAACGTATGTCTTAGTTCCGTCTGTTGCTTTAGTTTTATATTGAGTACCAATTACACTTTCAATGTAGTTAGAAGAATTAGGATCTAAACTAATATTGTTAAATGTCTCTAATACTACTTTATTGTTGTGGCTATCGTCTCCTCTTCTTACTGTCAAAGAGAAAGTTCCTTTTTTAGCGTCAACGTTTTGTATTTGCCATCTAATATTATCAACACTTCCAGAAACTAATGATCCTCCAGAACCTGCAATTTCTGCTCCTGGGTTAGTAATTGAGACTGAGTTATTAAAGATAGCTCCTTTTCCTAATGTTTTAATTTCAAAAGGTTGAACACTATCGTTAAGTGATGATGAAATGTGAGTAGATGATGCTGGAGTAAATGATCCAGTAACTACTCTTGTCATCAATACAGAATTACCTCCTTGTTGGAAGTAGTTTTTAACCGATATTGAGGTTAAGTATTCTTGTTTTGTTGATGCTGATACAAAAGTTTCTCCAAACTGTCTAACATACTGATTATAGGATGTTACAATAGTTGGTTCTTCTACTGGTCCTTTAACTGAAGGTCCGATGATTGCAGCGCCAGCTTCTACTGGAGCAGGCTGGATAAAAGAAATATCGTTTTCTCTTGCAAATACACCCGGTGAGATGATTGATTCTGCCATGTTTGGTCTATTTTATTTTAATTTATTATAAATATCATTCAGGAATGTAAAACAGAACTAATGTTTTAACTATATCTGTCTATAATAAATAGGAAAGGAGGATGTAAAACCCTCCTTAACTATAAGTATGTAAAAGATTCTTTATTTTTCTTCTACAAGCTCTGGTTCTTCAACACCTTTTTCTTCTTTAGGTGCAGGAATAAACTCGCCGTTCTTCAAGTCAATTGAACCAGCGCCGTATGATGCTTCTAAAGCGTCTACTAACTCTTTTTCTGATTCTCTTAATTCAGCTAAGAATTTTTTTGCTCCTTCTTTTCTCTCTGAGA